GCGTGACATTAACTCGCGGAATCCTTCCGCTGTCAGAATTGAATCGATTCCTTGTTCCCGAAAGGCGTACCCATGGTTGACTTTCATGACCGGCGTGATGCCATCGGATCTGGCGATTTCAATAACCCGCGCGGAACGTTCTCTCTGACCACGCACGGAGATGTCGAAGCCAGCGTCTGGGCCGTTCGGGACGCTTCCCGGCCGAATCGCAAGGACGTGCACGACTACTACCGGGGCCAGAAGGACACGCAGACCTGGCACGAAGCCAACCGGCTGGCGCAGCGGAGAGCCGCGCATCAGGGCCGAGTGGACGGCTTCGAGACGCTGGCCGACTACGCCGACGCCTACCAGGGCCACCTCGTCCGCGTGATGTCTGGCAAGGGACCAGATCTCGCCGACGAGCGAGGAGAACTCGTACACAGGCAGGCTGGCTATGGCAGAACGTAACCTCAACTTCTTCCACGGGACTGTCCACGACATCGGTGTCGGGAAGCACGTCCTGCCCGCGAACACGGCCGGACGCACCAACTACAAGGATCACGGGTACGCAGGACAGAAGTCGTCGCAGTACGCCTTCGCCACCGAAGACGAGAACATCGCCTGGGACTTCGCTACTCGCTCTGAGCAGAAGCGGCGATTCTCTGCGCACGCCCAGGACCGGCCGAACCCACCGAACGACCGTGCACGCGTCTATGAGGTCTCTCCGGCACCGTTGATGCGACGAGGCGTTTTCCACTCCGAGCATCCCCTTCATAACTCGGCCGAAATGGACGACACGAAGGAATGGATCTCCTCGAAGTACCGCACCAAGCGGGCGATCGACATCATGCCGGGGCGGCAGGGAACGTTCCCGAACATCAACTGGAATCAGTTCTCGGCGATTCATACCTACTCCGACGCGAACCACCCGACTGACACCGAGGTGGAGTTCGGGCACGGCAACTACCACGGAGACCCCCACTTCTACGACGAGAAGAAGAAGGAACCCAAGGTCACCGAGGGACAACTCGACCTGTACTCCGGAAAGACGGTCGGACACCACGCGGAGGAAGACGAAAACGCGCTGGGTGACTACCACCGGGACAACCTGTTCGGCCAACTCTGAATCCGATTCGCAAGTGATTCTCAAATAGGATTAGCCATATGTCGATGAACTTCGCAAGCCCCTCGATGCGGGCCGCAGGCCAGGACCTGACGGTTTCCATCTCGCCACTGGGGCTGGTCGAACTCTCCGATGAGGAGTTCGAGGTTCATGGTCCTCGCCTCAATCGGTACGCGCAAAACTGGGCCTTCTACTTGGGCCACCACTGGGCATACCGTCGCGAACACGGCGAACCACAACTGACATTCAACTACGTCCGCGCGTTCTCCGACTTCATCACCAACTTCACGTTCGCCCGTGGTGCGCACTTCAAGGCCCCCGACCAGACCGAGGCGATCGTTCCGGCTCTGCTGAAGCGGGTCTGGGAGGTCGACAACAACAAGGAGTCGATCCTCTGGGAGATGGGCCAGCAGGGCGGTGTGTCCGGCGACTGCTTCGTGAAGGTTGCCTGGGATCCCGAGTACGTCGATCCGGCCGGACAGTTTCATCCCGGCCGAGTTCGGATCCTCCCTCTGAACTCGGCGTACTGCTTCCCTGAGTGGCACCCGCACGACCGCGAGCGGATGATCCGGTTCAAGTTGAAGTACCGCTTCTGGGGCACCGCTCCGGAGGGCACTCGGCAGGTCTACACCTACACCGAGATCCTGACCGAGGAGACGATCGAGGAATACGTCAACGACGAGTTGATCGACCAGCGGCCGAACCCGCTCGGTGTGATCCCTGTCGTGCACATCCCGAACGTCCGGGTGTCCGGCTCGCCGTGGGGCCTGTCCGACATCAGCGACATCATCGGCCTGAACCGCGAGTACAACGAGAAGTCGCTCGAAGTCAGCGACATCATCAACTACCACGCCGCTCCGGTGACGATCATCACGGGTGCCAAGGCATCGAACCTGGAGAAGGGTCCGAAGAAGGTCTGGAGCCTTCCGCAGAAGGAAGCCACCGCGTTCAACCTGGAGGGCGGAACTGCCGCCATTCCGGCCGCGCTGGAGTACCTGGAAGGCATCAAGCGGGCCATGCACGAAATGACCGGTGTGCCGGAAAGTGCACTCGGTCAGATGCAGCCGATCTCCAACACGTCCGGTGTCGCGCTGGCCATTCAGTACCAGCCGATGATGCAGCGGTACAACACCAAGAAGATGACGTACACCGTCGGTCTGCAGAAGATCAACGAGTACGTCCTCCGCACGCTGTTCTTCTTCGACCCGGAAACGCTGATCTACGACCCGAACACCGAGGGCATTCTTGAGGAAGGCCAGCCGCCTGTTCTCGACCCTCGCGACCCAATCATCTACCAGTCGTACGTTCATTGGCCGCCACCGCTGCCGGTTGACGCACTGGTCAAGTTGAACGAGATCCAGGTGAAGATGGCCCTGGGTCTGGAGTCGAAGCGTGGTGCTCTTGCGGAACTCGGAACCGAATTCCCCGACGAGAAGATTCAGGAGATCTTCGAGGAATTGGTTCAGGATGCAAAGGAGCAGGGCGCTCTCGATATGATCAAGGCAAAGGTCAGCGCCGCAATCATGGCGACAACCGGGGTCATTCCCGGCGAGCAGCCTATGCCGGTAGACAGTGGAACTAACAATTCCACAAGCACTTCCGGCGATAATGGTGCTGATGGATCAACCGGACCTAGTTTCCAGGTAGATCCGATGACGAATCAGATGATTTCAGACCTCGTGACACAGGCCTACGGCACTAAGTCGCCGCAGCGCCGAAACCCGGACAACGAATCCTGACAGGAGCCGTGTAACGCATGACGCTGGACATGCACGAAAGCAAGTACCGTCGATTCTTCGAGCCGGTTGGCTACCGGAAGGACGGTCGCCCGATCTTCCCGATTGCGGGAGGCGACGGAACGACCCCACCACCGGATGCCCCGCAGACCACCCCATCCACTCCGGAACCCCGCTTCACCGAGGCTGACCTCGCGCGGGTACGGCAGGAGGAGAAGGACAAGGTCTACGGCCGACTGGACCAGGAGCGTCAGAGCCGCGAGGCACTGGAGCGCCAGGTTGCCGATCTTCTGAAGAGCCAGCAGGACCGTGAGGCTGCCGAGGCAGCCGCTCGCCAGCAGGCCGAGGAGGAGGCTCGTCGCAAGGCGGAAGAGGAACTGAGCGCCAAGGACCTACTGGCCCAGCGCGAGCAGGAGTTCAACTCCCGGCTCGCCGACGCCACGCAGACCTGGGAGCAGAAGTTCCAGCAGATGCAGCAGGAGCGCGAGCAGGAGCGGGCGCTTCTGGAGAAGGACAAGGAGTTGGCCAACCTGCAGGCGTACACGCAGCGGCGTGTGACCGAGGAGGCCGACAACATCGCTCCGCAGTTGCTGGAGTTCGTCACCGGCAACTCGACAGCCGAGATCGACGCGAGCATCGAGCGGGTCAAGGCGAAGAGCAACGAAATCGCACTGGCAGCAGCAGAGGCCATCCAGGCGCAGCAGCAGACGCAGCGTCGGGGTGTATCGCCCACCGGCTACGCACCGACCGGCCCCATGGAGATCCAGGGTGGCCAGCGGCAGTACTCGGCAGAAGACATCAAGAACATGTCGATGCAGGAGTACGCGGAGTTCCGGGCGAAGGCACTCGGCGGCATCGCCCAGGCGAACAACCAGCGGGGTCTGTACGGCTAAGTAGCCGAGGCCCAAACGAACACGGTCCGTAGAGGAAAAGGAAGCCAACCAACATGGCAAACGCGATCACCGGTACGACGGCTCTTTCCGGGTCGCCGACCGCTTACTCAGGTGCGAACTCGCAGTTGAGCCAGGCCATCCAGACGATCTGGAGCAAGGAAATCTTGTTCCAGTCGATGCCGATCCTGCGCTTCGAGCAGTTCGCCGTGAAGAAGACCGAACTCGGCGTACAGCCAGGTCTCACGATCAACTTCATGCGCTACAACAACCTGGGTGAGGCGTCCCAGTTGGTTGAAGGTGTCCGCATGGAGACCAACGCCCTGACCGCCTCGCAGTTCAGCATCACCGTCGCCGAGCAGGGCTACGCCGTGGCCGTCTCCGAACTGTTGCTCAACGCATCGTTCGATGACGTGATGGCGTCGGCCTCCCGGCTCCTGGGCCGCAACATGGCGCAGTACCTCGACAAGAGCGCGCGGGACACCCTGCTGCAGGCTCCGTCCGTGCTGTACGGCTACGACAAGTTGTCGAACCCCGGCACGATCACCAAGATCAGCCCGTACGACCAGGGCTCGAAGGCCGCCAACCGCGCCGCGCTGACCGGTGGGTTCCACTACACCGCAGCACTCGTCAAGGACCAGGTCGAGACCCTCGCGACCAAGAACGTTCCGCGCCTGGGCGAGACCTACGTGTCCTTCGTTCATCCGCACCAGTCGCGCAAGTTGCGTGACGACCCCGAGTTCATTGAGGTGACGAAGTACGCCGCCCCCGGCAACTTCATGCTCGGTGAGATCGGCCGCCTGAACGACACCGTCTTCATCGAGACCACTCAGGTCAACCGCGTGCAGACCGGCCCGGACGTGTACCAGGCCATCACCATCGGCGACAACGCCTTCGGCCACGCGATCAGCCTTCCCGTCGAACTGCGTGACGGCGGAATCCTCGACTTCGGTCGTGAGCACGCCCTCGCGTGGTACGCGATCTGGGGTCTGGGCCTGATCACCTCCGAGGCCGTGGTCATCTCCGAGACCAACTGACCGAGCGAACGGGGTCGGGTCTTCCTGGATCCGGCCCCTTTCGTTGCTTCGAACAACAAAC